GCAGGTCGGTGTCGATGCGGCCGGTATCGGCGCCATTGTCGACGCACTCGCCGGTATCGGCGTGACGCAGGATGCGGAAACGCTGGACTCGGTTCGTCAAGGCATCGCCCTGATGGGTGCCATCAAGACCATCGAGCGCAAGCTTGCCGACGGCAGCTTCCGCCATGGCGCGCAGCAGCTACTGACCTGGTGTGTGGGCAACCTGATCATCGTTCCGACCCCGACCGCAATGCGGGTCGGGCGTGATGAGGCGGGCTTCGGCAAGGTCGATCCGTTGATGGCGCTGTTCAATGCGGCGCATCTGATGAGTCTGAATCCAGTGCCTGTCAGCCAGTCATATCTTGCAACTCACGACCTTCTGATTGTGTGAGAGATTCAATGTTCAAGGCTATTGCGGCAGCCTCATCGTCTGGACTGAGGGCGATGGGTCGCGCCATTCCGACTATTTTGCGTGACATTACAGGTGTCTTCGGCGCCGGGCTTATCGCCTATGGCGCGTGGTTGATCTATCCGCCAGCAGGATTCATCACGGGAGGCATTCTATTGGTCACCGGCGTCTATCTCCTGAGCGCCAATGCCACGCGCGGGGCTTGATAGAGATGCGCGGTCTGTTCGGATCGATCGCGGAAGGGCTTGAGCGCAAGTCGGTCGATGTGTCGGCCTTGACCTGGTCCAAGCTGTGGGGCGAGGACGCCGCGGTTAAGTCCGGCGTGTCGGTGACGACGGATAGTGCGTTCCGGGTGACGGTGGTGTTGATCTGCGCGCGCGTGATTTCGGAGGGCTTGGCGCAATTTCCGTTCAAGCTATATCGCGAATTGGAGGCCGGCGGCAGCGAGGTTGCCAAGGATCATTCGCTGCATCGGTTGATCCATCGCCGCCCGAACCCCTGGATGACCAGCTTCGAGTTCCGCGAGGCGTTGACGTTGCACGCGGTCATGACCGGCAACGGCTACGCCTTCAAGAATATGATTCGTGATGAGGTCAAAGAGCTGATCCCGCTGGTGCCGAATTGCACGACGGTGCATCAGCAGCCGGATTCGACGCTGCGCTACGAATACAACACCGGCGACGGCAAGATGCGGATGTTCTCCGCCGATCAGATCCTGCACATCCGCGGGCCAAGTTGGAACGGTTATCTCGGCATGAATGTGGTTCAGCTCGCGCGTGAAGCGATCGGGCTGGCTATCGCGACAGAAGAGACGCATTCGCGCTTCCATGCCAACGCGGCACAGCCGGGTGGCGTGCTGTCGATCAAGGGCGCTCTCGACGACAAGGGCCGACAGCGCCTTAAGGAACAATGGCTGCAATTCCAGACTGGGATGCAGAACAAGTACAAGACCGCGGTGCTTGATCAGGACGCAACGTGGACGCCGCTGACCATGAGTGGTGTCGACGCTCAGCACCTTGAGACCCGCAAGCATCAGATCGAGGAAGTCTGCCGCGCCTTCCGGGTGTTTCCGCAGATGGCGGGATTCAGCGACAAGACGTCCACATTTGCATCGGCGGAATCATTTTTCATTGCGCACGTCCAGCATTGTCTTGGCCCATGGGTGGAGCGCTGGGAGCAGGCGGTCACGCGCGATTTGATCGGCGATGCGAAAGAGAACGCATCGCTGTTCGCCAAGCTCAACGTGACAGCGATGCTGCGCGGGACGCCGAAGGCACGCGCGGAATACTTCAAGGCGGCGCTGGGTTCCGGCGGCGCACCGGCATGGATGACGCAGGATGAGGTGCGCGCTCTCGAAGAGCTGAACCCGATGGGCGGCGAGGCTGCAGCGCTGCCGAAGCCGAGCAATGTCTCCGGATCGGCGGCGGCGGCGAGCGATGATGACGACGAAGAGGACGAAAACGATGCTTGAGCGCAAGGATACGTGCAGCGTGGGCAAGGCGCCGTTCTTCGCGAAGGCGTTCGGCGACCCAGATCTCGGTCACGTCGTGTCGTTCGACATCAAGGCCGTCAGCGATGCGGGCGAGTTCGAGGGCTACGCCTCGACGTTCAACAACGAGGACCAGGGTGGCGACATCGTGCGGCCTGGCGCCTTTGCCAAGGCGATCGCGCTCGGTGCGCGCAAGGTCAAGATGCTGCTGCAGCACGATCGCACTCAGGTGATCGGCGTCTGGGACGAGCTGATCGAGAATCAGAAGGGTCTGCGCGCCAAGGGGCGGCTGATCCTGGAAACCACGGCCGGGCGGGAGACCCATGCGCTGCTCAAGGCGGGCGCGCTCGATGGGCTCTCGATCGGGTTCCGCGCCATCAAATTCTCTTTCGACAAAGTGAAGCCGATGCTTCGCTATCTCGAAGAGCTTGATCTCAAGGAAATCAGTGTCGTCACGTGGCCCATGAACGAGCGCGCGACCATCGCGAACGTCAAAGGACAGTTGCCGACCGAACGAGAATTCGAGGCGTGGCTCATGCGGGACGCTGGGTTCACGGCTCAACAGGCCAAGGCGATCATCGCCTCTGGCTTCAAGGCGCTCAAGGGCACGCGGGATGCTGCACCGAGCGAAACGGAGGTCGTCGACCTCCTGAACCGGGCCGCCATGGCCTTCGCGGACAAATAACGGAACAGCACACATGACGAATCACATCCGGAACGCGGCGCTGTCGAGCGCCGCGCATCTTCCGCTTGAGCGGAAAGACGACAACGATCCCCTGAAGGGAATCAAGGAGGCGGTCGAGCGGGTTCTGACCGGCTTCGAAGAATACAAGAAAACCAACGACCTGCGACTCAAGCAGATTGAGACGAAGGGCGTCGCCGACCCGGTGACGGTCGAGAAGCTCGCCAAGATTGAGGCCGAGCTCGCCAAGTACGAGGACGTTGGCCAGAAGCTCACCCAGGCGCAGCTCGAAGCGAAGGCCGCGAAGGAGCGCGAGTCCGAGCAGAAGGATCGTCTCGACAAGTTGGAGCTGCGGCTCAATCGTCCGGGCGCCGGCGGCGGCCGTGATGAAGCCGAGCGCAAACAGGGCTGGAACAACTGGGCCCGCGGCGTTGTCGACTGCGTGATCTCCGGCGGTATGGGGAGCCTGCCTGAGGCGCAGCAGAAGGCGATCAAGGACGCGACCGACGAGTGGAAGGCACTCAACGTGTCATCCGACGTGGCGGGCGGCTATCTGGCCCCGGTCGAATACGTGCAGGAGATCATCAAGGCCGAAACCTTGATCAGCCCTGTGCGCTCGCTGGTGCGTATCCGCCAGACGTCGCAGAAGTCGGTGCAGATTCCGCGCCGAACCGGTCAGTTCGCGGCGGTGTGGGTGGCCGAGCAGGGCACCCGTTCCGAGACCACAGGCCTGGCCTACGGCCTGCACGAGATCCCGACCCACGAAATGTATGCGCTGGTCGATATCTCGCAGCAGATGCTGGAGGACTCTGCGTTCGACATGGAAGCGGAGATCCGCGAAGAGTCGGTCGAGCAGTTCTCGGTCGCGGAAGGTGCGGCGGTCGTGAGCGGAAACGGTGTCGGTAAGCCGGAAGGCTTCATGACCAACGCCGATGTCGCCAACACGGTCTCTGGGTCCTCGGCGACCATCCCGGACGGCGACGGACAGGCCAATGGGCTCTTGACGCTCAAGCATGCGATCAAGACGGCTTACGCGCGCAACGCCAACTGGGTGCTCAACCGCACCACGCTTGGTTCTGTGCGCAAGCTGAAGGACTCCGACAAGAACTACATCTGGATGCCGGGCATCCAGAACGGCGCCCCGAACACGATCGACGGCGACCCGTATGTCGAGCTGCCGGACATGCCGTCGGAGGGTGCCAACACCTTCCCGATCGCATACGGCGACTTCCGCCGGGCCTACATGCTGGTCGACCGCATTCAGCTCGCGCTGCTGCGTGACCCGTACACGCAGGCCACCTCCGGCAACATCCGCTTCATCATGCGGAAGCGGCTGGGCGGCCAGGTCGTGCTGGCGGAAGCCATCCGCAAGCTGAAGTGTTCGACCTAATCGGGTCGCACTGATCCAGCGGCGCGCGTCCGCGCGCGCCGCGCCTCACCCATCAACTCACCATTCGAAAGGAGCAGCCCCATGTGGAGCCTGCACAATAACATCCAGCGCAAGCGGTCGATCTCGCCCGTCGCGATCGGCACCACCGGCACCGGTAAGACCGGTGTCATCGTCGACCGGTACGGTTACGAGTCAGTCGAGTTCGAATTCGACTATGGCACCATCACCGCCACCAATGCCACGATCACGCCGACTGTGTTCGAGGGCGATGTGACAGGCACTATGACGTCGATCGCCAATGCCGATCTGATCGGCACCGAGGCGCTCGCCGGCATCGCTGCCGGCACGCCGCGGACGTCGGGCTCGAACAAGAACGTCTCCAAGCGTCTCGGGTATATCGGCAAGAAGCGATACGTGCAGGCGAAGCTCGTCTCCACCATCACGGCGGGCCCGCCGGTTGCGGCAACCGTTCTGCTCGGCAACCCGCGGACCGCGCCGGTGGCGACCTGATCCGCGGATATCTAAACGCAGCCCTAAACCGCGCCGGTTCGCCGGCGCGGTTCTCTCCCTTTTGATGAAATCCCGGAGTTGTTTCTGTGCCCCTGAATGACGGCGAGCGGCAGGTTGCAGCCTCGATCGATGGCATCCGCCGCGATCACGTGGCGCGCTATGTCTGGGCCGCGCGGCAGCTCAAGCCGGGCATGACCGTGATCGATGCCGCATGCGGGGTGGGTTACGGGTCGAAGATTCTGGCGGAAGCCGGTTGCTTTGTCACGGCGTACGATCGCAGCGAAGAGGCGATCGCCTATGCCCGCGAGCACTATGCCCACGAGCGAATTAACTATCGCTGCGAGGATGTGAGCGCGCTGGGCGTCATGCGGCCGGCTGATGCCGCCGTATGCTTCGAGACCATCGAGCATATTGAGCATCCGTTGGTGTTGCTGCAGTCGCTACGCGCGGCGCCTTTGCTGCTTGCCAGCGTCCCGAACGAAGAGAAGTTTCCGTTCATCGGATACAAATTCCATTTCCGGCACTACAGCCGCGCGGATTTCGCCTCGTTGCTGCAAGCGGCCGGCTTCGAGATCGAGGGCTGGTATGGCCAGCTCGGATCGGACTCGAACGTGGAGCCCGATATCAATGGCCGCACGGCGATCGTGACGGCACGTCGCGCGGCAAAGCCTGCGCTCCACCTGCCCAAGTCCAGCGCCGATGCGGCGCCGCTCGGCGCGCCGGTGCCGCTGCACGTCGCGATTCTGGGGCTTGGCCCCTCGATCCACACCTATACCGACCGCGTCATGCGGATGGGTGGACGTAAGGCGTTCTGCGACGAAGTCTGGGCGATTAACGCGCTCGGCAACGTCATCGATTGCGACCGCATCTTCCATATGGACCAGGTCGAGATCCAGGAGCTGCGAGCCGCCGAGCAGCCCAACAGCAACATCGCCGAAATGGTGAAGTGGCTGAAGACGCATCCGGGCCCGATCTACACATCGATTGCCAAGGAAGGCTATCCGGGTCTGGTCGAGCTGCCGATCGAGGACATGATCAACACGCTCGGCTTTGCCTATTTCAATGGTACGGCAGCCTATGCCGTCGCCTATGCGATCTATATCGGGGTGAAGAAGATCAGCCTGTTCGGTTGTGACTACACCTACAAGAACGCCCACCACGCGGAGCAGGGCAGGGCCTGCGTCGAGTTCTGGCTGGGCATCGCCGCCGCTCGCGGCATCGAGCTTTTCTTCTCCGACAAAACCTCGCTGATGGACACGATCGACGAGCCGCCGGACGGCGAGCTGCGGCTTTACGGCTACGACACGGTCAAGGTCAAGATCGCGGTCGTGGACGGATCGGCGCGCCTCACGTTCGAGCCCAAGGACGTGAAGCCGACCGCGGTCGAGATCGAAGACCGCTACGACCATTCCAAGCATCCATCACCGCACCTGCGCGACAATGATCCGCGCAAGCCAAAACAAGAGGCCGCAGCATGACTACGCACGCGATCGTAACGAAGCCATTCAAGGGCGCGCCGGACGGCGAGCTCTATCCCAAGGAATTCAGTATTGGCGACGAGGTGACCGGCGATCTCGCCGCCGTCGCCATCAAAGAGAAATGGGCAGAGGTGCCGTCGGCGCAGAAGTCCATGCTCGGGGCCGACGAGAACAAGGCGCTGACCAATGCGCCGGAGAACAAGCGCGCCAAGAAGTCCGGCGAGTGATCGGATAGCCCATGGCCTCCTACACCACCACCATCGCAGCGCTCAACGACATCGTCGTCGATTATGGCGATGCGGGCGGCCATACCTTCAACATCGCGGCCTACAACGCGTGGGCGGTGCGGCTCGGCGGCGTGGGTGGCCATACCTTCAACATCGATGCGCTCAATGAGATCGTCGATCTGGTTGGCGGCACCGGCGCTCCGTTCCACTTCGGCATCGATGCGCTCAATGAGATATCTGATGTCCTCGGCGGCGCATCCGACCACGTCTTCAATATCGACGCCCTCAATGACATCGCCGATCTGCCGGTGTTCGGCGGTGGCGGCGGCCCGTCGCTGGACTTCTCCGATCCCGACAACAGCCAATACATCCCGGTGATCTGAAATGATAATACGCGCCTTGTTGGTATTGTCGCTGTTGCTGCCTCTATCCGCCGCCGGCGCCCAAGAACAGCAGTCACCCTCCGAGCAGCAAGCGTTCTTGTCCGAGGCGCTCGCCGTTCTGCAGCGCCAACGCGACGAGGCGATGAACGCCACGGTCAATGCGGAAGCGCGCGCATCGATGCTGACGAAACAGAACCGGTCCTTGGCTGAGAGGGTGAAGGTGCTCGAAGCCAAGATCAAACAGGAGCCGAAGCAATGATCTCTTTCCACCTTAAGCGCATCGCGATTGCGCTTTGCGTCGTCGCGCTCCCGTTCGTCCACGCCTCTCGCGCCGACTTGGTGGTTAAAGATGGTGCTGGCAATAGCCAGACCATCTTCGACTTTACGTGCTTCACGACCAAGCACTGCACGGCGCACGTCAACATCAATTCGGCCGGAACCGAAATCTTTGACGCGACAACGCCCGGCTTTGTGTCGGTCCGCCAGGGCGGAAATACGGCGGTTGTAACGGCATCCGGCGCCGACGGTGTCAGCAACACACTTGGTGGTCAGCAGGCCTATGCGCGCCTGCAGATGTTTAACGGCACCACCTGGGACCGGCTGATTGGTGACACGACCAATGGCGTCTGGGTTAATGTCAGGACCTCGACTGGACCAGCGCAGGGATCTGCGACATCGGGCCAAACCGGTTCACTGGTCATGGGCGCGGTTACGACCAATGCTCCCAGCTATACGACTGCGCAAACGTCGCCGCTTTCGGTGGACACCGGCGGTCGCATGCGTGTGCAGCTCAACGCCGATCCATGCCTCACAACCGTTGCGACGTCGGCACCGATCAGCATCACGTCGGCAACGACGACGCGTATCGTAGCTCCGTCGGCATCCAATCGGACTTATGTCTGTTATCTGTACCTTCAGACCGGAGCGGCCAACAACATTGCCGTGGTGGAGGGAACCGGCGGTACCTGCGGTGCAGGTACGGCGGGGATCGTTGGCGGCACGACTGCGGCGAATGGCCTCAACAACGCAGCGAATAGCGGGCAGCAGTTCCAGGATGGCGGCAGGACGGCGATCGCGACCGCTGGGACCAACGTCGACCTCTGCTTGATTACCTCATCCGTTGGGCCGCTGGCCGGGCATATTCGCTATGTCCAGGCCCCGTAGGGGAGATATCTCAATGCGCATGCGTGAAACTCTTCTTGGTTTGCTTGGCGGCTTGTTGCTATCTGCGACGCTCAGTATCGAGTTGGCGTACGCAACCAACTGCGGCACAGGCACCGGCACTTGCTTCGCCCTCACCGGCAACACCAATGTCGGTACGTCATGGTCCGACACGGACGGCGGCGCTAACTGCAACGCGACGTGCGCATCTGGTCCCGCTGCCGGCGATGCCTGCATCCTGACATCGAACTCCGGCGCGCTGACAATCAACGCGTCACTGTCGTGTAGTTCATTCAACGCTTGCGCGATTACCGGCACCGCGGCCTACGCGAGTACGTTGACGCATAACACTGCGGTTGTTTTGACCGTGAGCAGCAACGACGCGGGGGCACCCGCTGGTGGAATTGCATTCTGCTTGCCGGCATCGACCTATTCGACCGCTTCTGGTCGAGTAGTGACGTTCACTGCCGCGGCCGGCACTGTAACGATCACCACGAACGCAAATTCGATCGGCGCAGTGACGCTGAACGGCGCTGCGCCCGACTTCACGCTTGGCGGCGCATTGACAGTGCTGGGGACGCTAACTTTTACGGACGGCGTTCTCATTACCAATAACAACGCTGTCAGCGTAAGCACTTTCTCAAGCAACAACGCAAATACCAGAACGCTGACGCTCGGATCGTCCACGGTCACGATCACCGGCACGACCGGGAACGTGTGGGACTTTGGCACGACCACTAACCTCACGATGACCGCAAGCACGTCGACCATCGATTTCAATGCGACGGCGACGGGACGTCGGCAGTGGCTTGGTGGGACTATCACAGTCAATAATGTGAGCGTCACCAATCCTGTAGGAAACGCATATGCATTCGCCTTTTCGATGGGCGGCGGCACGTTCACATGCGCCAATCTGACACTCACCAACCTCAGAAATCTTCGCATTGATACCGGGACGCACCGCGTGACCGGGACATTGACATACAACGGCACATCATCTGCACCTGGCTATGTCGAAAGCAGCGGATTGACGAACGGAACCATTCAGCTCGACGGCGCGAACACAACGAGCTGGGTGTTCCCTCAGAATATCAACCGGACTGGCGCCGGTTCTTGGACTGCTAACAATTCCTATGACATGGGTGGCAATGGTGGGACGATCGCGATCAACGCGCCTGCCGGCGGTGCATCCGTTCATTGCATCGGGTGCTAGATGAACCGCCGCGAATTACTTTTAGGTACTGCTATTTCCGCAATCGCTGTTGCCCTTCCCTACACTAAGGAAGCCGCGGCGCAGATCGCTCAATTTTCCGGCGAACCCGAGTTCATCGGCCGCATCAATATGGGGCTTGGCGAGCCGAGTTACTTCGGCGCTCCGATCTTGCTGAACAAATGGAAAGGCGGAGGAACGATCGAGGTCGTTAAGGACGGCGTGACATATCTGACTTCGAATGTCCCGGGTCACTCTCTTTCGGCATGGCAGTTTCTTGACGCCAATGGCGATCTGCTAAATCCATTACCGGCCGGCGTCACCTCCTACAAGCGGATCTGGTATGGGCCGCCGTCAGTCGGGATTAGCTACGATCCGACTATCGAAACGATGTATTACAGCTTCACGGGTACGGCTACGACCGTCGAGGTCACTAATTCCACGTGGCAATCGGCTCGGGTAGGGAATTACCGCGAGTTCAAGGTTACCAGCTCGGCTTCCAACACCTACATTTATTGGCAAAACATCGGCACCAATGATCCCCCGCGCAATATCGTCGTGGCAGAGGTTCGCTATAAAGCGCGGATCGATGCAGGTGAATTATTCGATCCCCGCTACATGCGCGAGCTGGAACGCTCTGCCGGCCTTCTCCGCACAACAACGCTGAACAACGGGTATCGAGATCAAACGACGCTCAGTTTCGCCGATATTCCGACCACCGACTACTGCTTCTGGACCGGAGGGGCTCCTAGGACTGGCATTAAAGGAGGGATGCCGCTTGGTGTCTTGTTGCATCTACAACAAAGGCTGAAGAAGCATTTCTGGTTTAGCACGCCAATGCTGATCGGCATGTACAAGGCTCGCTCGGTTTCAAACATCACCAACGGTAAGACATCGACTGTTCTTTCCTACGGACACACATTCGATAATGGTGACCAACTTTCGATCTGTAGCGGGCCGAATTGGGGACTCGACGACCGGGCCTATACGGTCTCAAATTCAAATCAGGGTGCGCACACCTACGATATCGATCTCGATAGCTCGGGCTTCGGAGCCTACGACACGAACTATCAGGCCTGCGCGATTCAGCCGCCAAATCTCGCGAACATCACAACCGAATTGACTCCGCTGTTCGAGACGCTGCGCGACAATATCCATCCAAGGTTTTTGATTTTCTTAGAATATGGAAACGAAAACTGGAATCCGGGCTTCTTCTCAAAGGCCTACTGCACTGCGGCGGCTGTATTGCGCTATGGCAGCGACAGCTTAGCCGCTACTGTACAATTCGCTGGCTATATAGCTGCCCATCACATGCGGGTAGCACGCGACGTGTTCGGCGCTTCCGGACGATCACGTTGGCGTGGCGTATTTACTCCTTGGACCGTGGTCGACAACACGCACGACAACTATCTTGCTGGGATTGACGAATATATCGCGGAGCAAATCCCCGGCACACCGATTACCGATCTATTTGACCACGTCGGGATCACGAGCTATTGGCAGGGGCCTCATGCGTCGGTTTACAAGGCGACGTTATTCTCGTGGATGGACACCAGCGAGGCGCGCTGGATCGCTGGCTTAGAGCCTACGAAATACGCCTATTACGATCGGCTGGTGAACGAATGCCGCTATGACGGTAGCCATCTCACAGTCACAAACAACGTTCAGCATTATCCGGTCTACTGGCAATTACACAAAACTCGTGCCGATAAACGGGGCTTAACGCTAGTTCATTATGAGGCGAATGATGCCGATGAAATGTTTGCATCGGGTCTTTGGGCCGCTTGCAACGCTTCCGAGCAAACGCGGCTGATGGAGTTCTACAAAGAAACAACCCACAGCGAACTCAGCGCGCGCAATTACGAATGGTCCTTTAACGAATGGGAGAAGTTCGGCACTTGGCACGCCAAATTCATCGATCTAGCGCCTGTTACTCAGTTCGGAAATTGGGGCGGGCAGAGGTTTCTCGGCGACAGCAACCCAGTTTGGGATGCGGTGATCAAATACAATCGCAAGGGCAATCAGAATTGACGTCTGGACTCGTTCAGCGCCAGAAAATTGATCGCGCGGAATGGATAGGCGCCGCAGCGCCGGAATTCGTCATACTGCATCGGGCCGCGATTGTAGAGGAAATCCGAAAAGGTCATAATGCCGTACCCATTTGCGGCCAGCAGATCGAACATCTCCTGTCGGTCGAGAGATTGCGGGCCGCACTCGAATAGAATGGGCGGGCCTCGTTTCAGGACATCGGGTGCGCCGCGAAGCGCGCTGAGTTCGTGACCCTCGATATCGAGTTTGACCATGCTGATGGGGCGGCCACCGAGCGCGGCGTCCAACGTACAAGTTGCAACCGTGAGCGAGCCCGGCCCGAGATGTGAATAACCGGGGCGGGTGCGATCTTCGACAAAGCGAGCAGTGCCGTCGAAGTCCGTGACGGCCTTTTTGACGATCTCAACCGAGCGGAATTTTCGAACCAGCATTGCTGCACGTCTTGGGGATGCTTCGAACGCGACGTGGTGTCCGTTCGGCGCGTACTGCAAGACCAGGCTCAGAAACGAACCGATATGGCATCCCACGTCGGCGACCGATGATGTCTTGGTCAGTAGTTTTCTGAGAACCGCGGGCTGTAGGCGTTCCTCAAGGTAGAGTTCCGCCAGCTCTGGATGCCTTCTCCGGATGAATGCGTTGAATGCAGACCGGCAATGATGAGCAAGCGGCTCCATCGGAGTGCCGACGATCGCGGCTTTTAATGCAAGAAACATGAACCCTCCACGCAACGGTCGAAATCTAAACCTTCGGAGCCTCGCTGAATTTCACGCCACGATACGGAAACATCTTCTTCGGCTCCCGCCCGAGCGCAGCGTCCCTCCACGCGGTTGGCCTTCGTACCAGCGGGCGTCCTTGGGGTGCCAGACGCACAAGTACCAGATCAGGTTGTCCTCGTCGGCGGCGCCGCGCCAGCCTTGAAGCTGGGCAATGAACTTCCAGACGATGTGACGGCGTGGGTAGAGCTTGGGATCCTGGCGTCGCTGGCGCAGCCAAATTCGGAAATCGTTCAATAAACGATACAAAAAAGCCTCCCACGCAACTTGTGGGGGAATCCTACCCCTGGTTGTCTGGCAGGCCAAGGGGCGGGGCCCTCTAAATCTCCTAGAAAGTAACCATCCCATGGGCGGCTCCATCGTTACCGTGACCACGCCTCGTACTGATGGGGGCCTCCTGGTCGATCTCGAGGCGCTCAAGATCGAGCTGCAGATCACGACAACAGTGAATGACGACTATCTGGAAAGCCTGCTGCTGCGGGTGTCGGAGGCGATCGAGCAACACTGCAACCGGGTGTTTGCGGTCGAGACGGTGTCCGAGGTGATCCGGCCGGATCCCTGCGCCATGCCGCGCGATAGGCTGATCCTGACGCGCGCACCGGTGCTGGCGTTCACATCGGTGACGGTCGACAGCGAGACGCTGTCGGCCAGTGACTATGAGGCCGATAATGAGGCGGGCCTGATCTATCGGCTGTCGGCCGATGCCCGCACGTCCTGGTCTGGCGCCAAGATCACCGCCGTCTATTCGACCGGCTTCGCCGCCCTGCCGGGTCCGGTCAAGGACGGCATCTTCGAGCTCATCAAGCTGCGCCAGGCGGCGCGCACGCGCGATCCGGCACTACGGTCCGAGAATATTTTAGAGGGCCTCTACAGCTACACGCTCTTCAACGGCGAGAACCTGTCATCGGTCCTCGACGGCGTCTCCGGTCTCGACAAATAC